TATCCTGAGATGCAGGAAGATATGGCAAAGCTAACAGATTGGTTAGCTAGCTCATATTGGATAACTCCTGATGAGAAACGTATTGCTCAGGGTTATGATAAGATTAGCACTCCAGAGATGCAGAATATTTACGTTCCTGCTAACTTAGTACCTATTGAGGAGTTATCTTTAGATCAGGCGTATAACAATGCAACCATAAATGGCAAGTAGTGTTAAATATCACAAAACCTATTTAAAGCTACATAAAGAGTATGAGGCTTATGCTTATCAAATAATAAAAAAAGCCTTGGATGACCAGACAGGTGCAGTTGCTGATTTTGTCAATCAGGATAACTTTGATAACATTGATTTATACATTGAGTTCTTAGTTCAGCAGAAACCTTTATACAACGGATTAGAAAAAATCTACACCAAGGTCGGCGTATCAGCTGCTACTTTCTCTTATGACTGGATTCGTAATTCAGTACCTAAAACCAAAAAGGATTTTATTATAGATTTCTTTAATGCCGCATGGTACGAAGAGATGGTAAACTACTTTAGACTAATCGGAGGCACTAAGGTTACAGGCATTGATGATACTACTAGAAATATTGTAAAAAACTTATTGACTAATATTTTAGGACAAAATTTGTCCAGAAGAGAACAGGCAAAGCTATTTGAAGAAAGCCTAAATGATCCAGCGTTTAACAGAGCAAGGTCTTTGGTTATAGCGAGAACAGAAGCTACTACTGCGGCAAACTTCGGAATTAATATGGGCGCTGAAAGTTCAGATTATGAAGTTGTAAAGTTTTGGATTAATACTAGAGATTCTAGAGCCAGACCTTCGCATCTGGCAATGACTAAAGATCGTATTGCATTAAATCAGCCTTTTATGGTTGGCGGAACTCCAATGATGTATCCCGGTGAAGTTGGCGCACCTGCGGCTGAAGTTGTAAATTGCCGTTGTGTTATGGCTACTGAAGCATTAAAGGATGATGATGGGTTGCCTATTCTAAAGCCAAGAACGCCGCCGTATATAAAAGACTTAAAAGCCAAAACATATTCAGACTATCCACAAGCTGCAACCAATAACGCAAAACGTGCTTTACAATGGGCAGAAGAAAACGGATGGGGCGATTGCGGTACGCCAGTTGGCAAAGCAAGAGCCAGACAGTTGGCAAATAGAGAACCTTTGTCTAGAGATACAATTGCAAGAATGGCATCATTCAAAAGGCATCAACAACATGCAGATGTTCCATATTCAGAGGGTTGCGGCGGTTTAATGTGGGATGCATGGGGCGGAACTTCAGGGATTGAATGGGCAATTAGAAAATTAAATGAAATTGATAATGAATAAAAGTATATTTACAGAAATTTTTCTCTTATGAAAGGATTATTAGAATATAAGAACTTTAAAGCCGAGATCAAGGACATGGATCCTCAAAGGATGACTGTCACCGGGTACTTTGCTAGTTTCGGGAATATGGATTATGATGATGATATTATCATGCCAGGCGCAGCGACTAAAACAATTGCAGAACGTGGTCCTATGGGATCGAATGAGATATTCTTTTTGAATCAGCATAACTGGTCACAACCTCATGGAAAACCAATGGTATTAGAGGCACAAGAAAAAGGTATTTACTTTGAGAGTTCTATTGCGCCTACTTCATACGGAAAGGATGCAATGATTCTTTATGCTGAAGGTATTGTTGTCCAGCACTCAATCGGATTTAGTACAGTCAAGTCTGATTATGATCAAAAGACTGGGACAAGAATTATCAAAGAGATTAAATTATATGAAGGATCTAACGTAACTTTGGGTGCAAATCCTGAGACACCATTCACAGGCTTTAAGTCTTTGACAATGGCGGAGATCAACGATCAGATAGGTAAAATGATTAAGCTATTAAAAGATGGTAGCTTAACGGATGAAGGTTTTGGTAGATTGGAAATAGCATTAAAGCAATTCCAATTGGAAGCCTTCAATTTAGGTAAAAATTCACTATTAGATAAAGAGCCGGTAATTCCCACTCCAGATGCTAATGAGCCGAATATATTAACAAGTTTAATTAACGTATTACAAAATTAAAAAATGGACAATTTAGAATTAAAGGCTCAGGAGTTGCTAGATGCAAACAAAGCCAAAACATTAGATGAAGCAAAGACTATCATCGCAAACGCTATCAGCGAAGCAACAAAGGCAGCTGATTTAAAGCTAGAAGAATTACAAAAATCTACAACTGTTAAATTTGATGAAATGGACAAAGCATAATACTGCTCTGGACTTAAAAGAATACCATTTGCAGAGTGATTGTTTCCATCAATTTGTGCAATTGAATCAACCAATTTCTCAACCTGAATAGTACGGAAACCTGAGTAAGCCTCAGCGTTAGTAATCAAACCACCTAAGTTTGGAGAAGTTCCGTTACCATTAAGCAACTGATTATCTTCTGCATCAAGGTACTGCTCAAGCAAACGTGACTGAAGGTATGAACGCATAGCAGAGATATCATCAAGCGCCTTGCGAGTAATACGAAGGTAACCTGCGATGAACTCAGATGGTGCAACCTCTTCTGTCAAATCGTAATCAATTTGTGATTTGCTTCCTGAATTATCTGCCCATGCAGCAACTGATCCCTCAGAACCTGTTTCTTGCAAGTAGTGAATTGCAGAAGTAGTCATAACTCCAGTTGGAAGTAATGATCTGATGTGCAACTTACGCGGTGCAGCTGGGATGATACCCGGTAGCATCTGTACGTTTGCAGCAGCTAGATCAGTAATGTTAGACAATGACATATCGCCAACTGTCTTTAACTCCATTGCAAATTGCTTGATCTCTTTTCTCTTGAATTTCTCCAAGTTATCAGAGTTCTCATCCATTGCAGTAGCAAAAGCCTGATTGAAAGAAACTGGTGCTTTATCTTTAGCATCCATTTTCATTCTGTTGTTTTCTGATTTGGCTTCAAGCAATGCTTTGTCAATTTCATCAAAGAGTTCATGTGTACCAAGTACACCAGCCATGTGTATGATTGCATCAAGTCCTTTTGATGCTTCCTTTAGTTGGTCCTTGTTACGAATGTCATTGGGGAGATCATAAGCGTATGCTTGATGACCCTTTTTTTCCAGCCACTCGGTTACTGTGGTACCAATAAAGCCTCTTCCACCTGTAACTAATACTTTCATTTGTTTCCTTTTCGCTAGGGCTTCACTAGTTTAGCAACACCTTCCCAGCCATGACGGATGTTCCACCATGTGCCGGGGGTATCTGGATTGGCGTTATCGTCATAGTTACCAAGAGCAGCCCAAGTGTGGATGCCATAATTGGCATGTGGCTTAAATATCCCTTCACAGAAATATAACAATGCCTCAGGAAACCACCAGAAGTTAACATGAGTTGGATCCGCATATGGTTGCCAGCCAATTACTAAGTGTCCGATACCATCGTTCAAGGTATAACCTACTAGAGGTACGATCATTGTGAAGGTTCCACCGGGTTTGAGGATTCTCCACGCCTCGTTCATCACGTTCAGTAGAGGTTGTCCACGATGAATGTGTTCCATGAAATGCGATCAATAAAACTCGTCAACACTGTCATTCGGTATTGCTTCAAGGCCCGTGGATCCGTATACTAGCCATGGTGTTACTGAAGCATCTGTTGCTGGTGAATTCTTTGGGTGGTGCAGATCAATGATTATGTCTGCCCTCGGGTGCGGGTTTGTGCCGCCCCCCAGTTCTACGAACATGAATACTCCTTGTAGTACAGTCGCCTCAGTATACACACCCACGGGCCAGTAACTCAGTTGGTAAGAGTAGCATTCTTATAAAATGCAAGTCGCGGGTTCGATCCCCGTCTGGCCCACTTCAAACCCCGCCGCCCGCACTGTTGTAAACTATCAGTATGGTAATCAAGTACCAAGTGTATACCCCGATGTTTACAGATGCCCGCATGCAGGCCATTCAACGCGCTCGCGCTGAGGGATGGACTCATATAGCAGTCACGTCTATACGTAAGATAGCGCACCATGCATATGAAGTATCACTTCTAGTAGGTAAGTGAACTTCGTTACCATGTCTTTTTACGTTATCCTTATATGACAACTGACTGACATATTCCGGGGGCCTTTATGCCTATCTCTCTTGCCAACATAGTGCTTCCATGTGTTGAATTGGGCAATTTCTGATGAGTCCCGCAATGGCTTCCATCATTGCTGCTGCTATTGCAGCAGTAGGCGGTGTCCTCGGCGCTTACATGAATAAAGTCCACAAGGACAACCGTAAGGACCATTCCTTCGTAGTGGACAAACTGACCGACCTACATGGTGATGTACGTGGTCTGAAGGAAGAC